CTCGTCTGTCACGTCCAAAGTATTTCCCCTTTGATTTGGCATACGCAATCATGCGCGACTTCACCCAGTTGGCCACCTTTGGTGATGTTGGCAGCGCCCGGTTACTCAACCCCCTTGGCCAGACGCCGAACCTCTCGCGGTACTTGTGTGACGCCCAGTGCGGGTTGTAGTTGCGCTGCGCCGCATACCAGAGCAGCTCCGAGTACCAGCTTTGGCGATCATCTTTGAGAGGCGAACCGTCAAATAATTCCTCCAGCGACCCCGCCACAGCCTCCACCTGATTGCGACGTTGCTTGATGTAACCGCATGACGGGCAGGTGTCTGTCCCTTTTGGCCACAAATGCTGGCATTTAGGGCATTTTGCAGCGAGTTTCTCTTTCTCTGTTGGCTCCTTTTTGGTTTTCTCTACCCGTTTATCCAGTTCTTGAACGCCCAACGTGTAAAGCTCGTCCCACTCCTCTCGAAACCGTAAATAGTTTCCAGAATGATCGAGCCACACCGCATACTCTTTTGATGGGTGCGACCGCATAATCCGGCCCATCTGCTGGATATGGGAGGAAAGAGATTTGCTAAACGGTCTGGCCGATATGCCAATCTTTACGTCTGGCACATCAAAACCGCGAGTCAAGACATCCGTTGCAATCAGGCCGTGAATCTCGGTGTCGGGCTTTGCAAAGTCCTCAATCGCTTCACGTTTGAACTCGTCGGTGTCTTTGTAGGAGATGCTCACAAAGTTATAACCCTTGCGGGCAAACTGCTCCACCAGATCCGCGCCGTGGGCCACGCCAGAGCAAAACACAATCGTCTTTTCTGGTTTGCCGAACAGCTCATGGGTTTTCTTCACCCATTCCTCGACAATATCCCCTGTGATTCTCATGCCGCGCTCAGTGACCACATCCTGCGCCCACTCGCCAGCGACTTTCTTGGCCCCGGTCATGTCGATTTCTTTGGCGATATACACGCGGAGCGGGCATAGCCACTTGTTATCGACAAGCCATTCGTTTGTTGCGCCACAGACTACGCGCTCGTAAATCTCGCCCAGGCCGCGGGTAAAAGGTGTGGCTGTAAGCCCGATGACCTTTACATCTGGATTGGACTTGATAAAGTCTGTCGTTTGCTTGCGCGCCACATGGCACTCATCGACGATGAGCAGATCGACCTTGGGGAAGTTCTCCCGGCGCTCCAGGGTTTGCGCGGAGCAGACCTGAAGATACTCCGCTGCGTTGAACTTCCAGTGGTCGGCCTGGAACACTCCGTGCGGCAGGTTGTACTTCGTTAGCCGCATGCTGGTTTGATCGACCAGGACAAGCCTGTCCAGTAGGATCGCTGCTCGCCGCCACTTTTCCCGCGTGGCCTGCATCAGCGCGATGGCCAGCTCGGTCTTGCCGTAACCCGTGGGGGCGTACAGCAACTGTGTACGCACCCCCTGTCGAAAGCCCTCGCGCAACTCCTCGATGGCCTTCTGTTGATGCTCCCGTAATTGAAGCTCCATGCACATCCCCTGAACTGCCGAGAACCCCTCGGCGTGGGCTGCCAGACTACTTCTCTAGCTTCTTCAGTTTAGACTGTAGCGACTTCACCGTTGCCATCAGCTCGGCATTCCGAGACTGATACATGTCGCGGCTATCCCGCAGCGCCCGGTTGTCGGCCTCTAACATTGTGATGCGGTCCCGCAGCTCTTGGATCGTCTGCTCCGCATCGACCTTCTCAATGTCCGTCGCATCCCACTGGCCTAGCGCAATCGCATCCTTCAGCCGCTGGTTCTCCTCATGGAGCGCGGTCACGGTTTCACTCAGCTCGGCAACCTCGGTGTTGATCTCCGGCTCTTCTTGCACCGGCTTGCGCCCAATCTTCGCTACGTTGACCTCGTAGGACTTCCCGTTGCGTTCGGCTGTGCGGACCTTCTGCTCCGTTTCTGGCGCCTTGTGGGCCTTCCTGGCGCGTCCCACGGTCATTGCCGATACGCCGATGTGCTTCGCAATCTTGGCGTCAGGCCAGTTCTTGCTGATGGGATGCTCGAACATGCGTTTCAGGTTGGTGTGCACGTCCTCGCGGCTAAACGGCAGCCCGTGCTTGCTGTTAGCCAGGATGGCGTGCAACTGGGCGTCCTCTTGCGTGCCCACCTGCACCTCGGCCTCCACCTCGATGAACCCTAGCTTGCGCTGGGCGTGGAAGCGATGAAAGCCGGAACTCAGCCAGTAGCTGGATCCGTCGTGGAACACCGTCACCGGCGGGAACTTATCGCCGTCCTCCATGCAGTTTGCGTAGTGCTCGACGCGCTCGTTATCGAGCTGTTGTCGTGGTTGGATGTTGCCGTCTACGCGGATGTTTGTGGTCAGTAATCGGGTCATTGTTGCTCCTGTTGTGATGGTTTGCCCTTATCATACATGACGATCTCGCCTGTCATCTATTGCCTTCCCTACTATAGCAAGCCCAAGGGGTGGATTGGGACCCACACCACGCCCAGAGAGCCTACAGAGGCAACTCCCAGCGCACCCTTGGGGCAGCGATTCTCTTCGATGCAGAGCTTGGCCGGTCCACCCTTGTTCTCTGCGTCTACGCCAATACCTCGCTGACAGTTTGGCTACGGCATGTCCCGGGGGTGTGTCGGGGCCGTGTGTTTTCTTCCGAGCGGCCCATTCAGGCCCACTACTAACGTGCGGAGTACGGGTGCAAGCACCAGGCAACAAGACTGGCGACTGTTACCAATCGCCACTCGTGTTGCTATCTATAACAGTGTTAGAGATGCATCTATAACAGTGTTAGAGATACGAAAAACGCCCCCGGAAGGTGTCCTCCAGGGGCAAACCAACCACAACTAACTGAAGGAGGAACCATTATGTTCTGCGTCGGCGAGGTCTGTCAACAGCTTGATGGTGTCGTTTAGTACGGTCATCTCGGTTTTCTTGGCTACGCTCCAAATATAGCGGCGTCCATGGATGCCGTTGTGGCTGCCTTGGTGGCAGTCTTTGCAGAGCGGGACGCACAGGTAGTGCAATCCCTGTTCGATGTGATGCGCGTCACTGGGTGCGGCGGCTCCGCAGACTCCGCATGGCAGGGACTTGACCTTGGCCAGGTGTTTGAGATCTTTAACAGTGAGATTCTTGCTGTTCATGGTTAAACCTCGACGTCGTACAGCTCGCAGATTCCGGTCACCGCGGCCCTCACGTCGTCGATGGCTTGGAGATAGCCCTCTGTGTGCATGGGGTGGCGGTGGTCTAGGTTGGGCAACTCATCAAGAAAGGTTACAAGTTCATCGACTATGAGATCGCGCTTGGTGGCCAGGCACTTGCGAAGCAGATCCAGCGCCTCGGCGGCAAACATCCCTTCGGCAACTGTAAGCGGCGTCCTGATGTTCTTGAGAGCGGAGAAGGCTACCCGCATGGCATCCCTGGGAGCGTTGTATCGAACGATGGGAACCTCTAGCATCTCTGCTCTTGGCGGTGCTTTGGCATACAGCGGCGTCCAGGACTCTGGCAGATTGTCGCCTTCAAAGCGGATCCTGCCGCTGGCCTTGTGGATCCAGAGGACGGGTTTCATGGACTCAGCTCCTGTGGATAACCTACCTCCAAGATCATGCGCCCGCTATCTTGATCAAAGTAATAGCTCAGTATTTCCATCTCTCCTTTCGGGCCTACAACTTTACAGTCTGATTGCATTGCTTCGGCAATCCGGTAAACGGGCGTGTTGGGCTGTGAGTCACCGCCATAAATAACGAATTCAACGGGCGTCATGCGTTCTTCTCCTCGATACCAAGCATAGCTATCGCCATGAATCGCTTTTGAAAGTCTGACAGTTCAACCATTGTCCCTCTCCTTGATGTCATAAAACCAATCATCCCCCGATGTCCATTTCCGGGTGCCGTCCACAGTCCAAACGGTTTTGGCTGCTTGAAAGTCTGGGAATTTTGTCTCGGCAGGAATCAAACTTTGGTCGTACCACAAACATCGGTTGTTGGGTTGGCAGGCAAACTGCCCGTTCTCCAGTTGAATAAAATTAAAACTCTTATGTTCTTCCGCTTGTTCTGTGAATGTTGTGTCTAGATCTTGCCCGTCAGCGCAGAAGTCGGCAGTAAACAGATAGCGCCCGAAATGCCATTGTCTGTCTTTACCAAGAAACTTCACCCCGAGATTGCGTAAACCGATCTTCTCAACTACAGTGAATCGGTAACCCATACAATCCCAGAGTTGCAGGGTATCAATCGGCAGATCACCGTGATCTGGTTTCCAGACATAAGCATGAAGCGGCAGCTTGTCATACAACGCGCCGTATGCCGGGAGTAAAGATTCAATACGAAATACTTGACCTCGCAATGCTTTAAGACTCACCCAGATTGCAGGTTCCAGTTCTCCGTGTCCCCTCTCAAAGTTGTAGATAAACTCCCGTTTGACAAAACATTTCAGCGGCGGCAGCGACGCAATGAGATAACTCATCCGTTCTTCTCCTTTAGCTTCGCATCAACCATATAAACCAACGCTTGCCAGTTGGTTCTATCGCCGAAAGTGGCGCGATTAACTAGAGCACGCGCTTCGTCGTCCGTCAGTTCGACCCATTCTCGCGGTTGCTCGATGGCAGCGCGGAGGGCGGTGATGGCGCTTGCCACACCATCCGGCCCAGATTTCCACGGGTCTGCTAACGCCTCCAGCGCCTGTCGCATTACCTCGATGCTCATTTTTTCCCCCACAAAAACCGCAACGTCAGACCATCAACGAAGTGCTTCTTGAACCGCGTCTCCGGTGCCCAGATCACATAGCCAAGCAAGATGCCCACGGCCCAGCCGATGAAAAAGGCTTCGGTCATATCTCCCCCTTCAACACTTTGGCTGCGTGCAAGTAGTAGTTGTGCCGATCACCTACCTGCTCGTGCAGGCGCTCTAGTATCAGGATGCATCGATCACGCTCAGCAGCTGCAACACGCTCTACAACACGCATCAGAAAAGCCATATCTTTTTCTGGCGTCTCCGATAGCTCCCAAAACGCTCCGGCCTCAGCAGCGATCTTCAAGATCTCGTTTTGATTCATTTCTCACCTCGTGCGCGGATGGCTGCTGCTATGTATTTCGGATGCTGCACATCCATGTCTTCAACCATCTCGGCACACACCTCACGCTCGGCCTTGACTGCCTCCCGCACCGCTACACACGCAGGACGCTGGCACTCAGCGTGGCAGGTGTGGATGCTGTCGTATGACAGGTGCTGTTCAATGAGAGCGGCGAAGCGTTCCAGTTCGGTAATTCCCCAGCGGTGCGGCTCTGTCCACCCATCTCCGCTTCGGAGTAGCCCAGCCTCCCGCGCCATGCGAATGATGTCATCTCGGTTCATTCTTCGCCTCCGGTGAATCAAGCTCCCTCTTCAGTTTTTGCAACGCTTTCGCTTCGATTTGGCGAACGCGTTCACGGGTCACACCAAGTTCGTCACCCAGTTCTTGCAGGGTGGGGCGTCTTTCGGTGTAGGCACACAGCCAGCGGGCCTCGATGACGCGGCGCATGCGCGGGGTCAAGCATTTCAGCCCCCGCACCAGCTCAGCTTTCCCATACTCCAGCACTATACGTAGCACGATGTCACTGGTCATTTCGCACCTGCCCGGATATATTCCGCCGCCACTTCTAATGCGGCTGCACGAATGTCATTACACCGCTTAGCCATACGCTCACACAACTGCGCGCACTTCTCTCGTTCAGTTTCTATAATTAGCTTCGCAAATACCGGGAAAGCAGATTCAGACATGACCAACCACTCCTCACCGTCTTCTACTTCCGTATACGTCCCGGCCCGCTGAGCCAACTCCATCACTTCGTCGTCATTCATTTTCGTTTCCTCATTACCGCTGCTATGGCATGCGTTCCGCAACCTTCTAGACCCATCTGTTCTGTTAGGTCTGCGCAGTCTTTCCTTTCTGCTTTTCTCCCGGCCTCGTATGCTTCCTTCCACAACTTCTCTAGCCCGTTAGCGCTAAAGAGCCAACCAGCAGTCATGGCTCCATACCTATCAGCCCGGTTCAAGATGTCATCTCTGTTCATTTTGCACCCGTTCACACTTCTTTAAGCCGCTCAAGCGCCAGTGACAAATCCTTAATCACTTTCTGCGTAAACGGCCTATCAACTTGAACCGTTAATACTTTAAAATAATCCAAGAAAAACAGAGCCTGCGTGGCAGCTTCGTAGAGCGACAACTCCTCGGTGTCCTCAATATATTCAATCGGATGCAGCTGCGACCAGTATTTCAAAATCTTGTCTTCTGTTGGGTGCTTAAACGGCTGCGGCTCAACGCTTTTGTTGCGCTTCATATTCTTTCCTTTGTTGGATGTGTTTGGCGATGTTTTCACAGATCAATCTCGCAAGTGTTATATGTTCAGTTGTTACAGATGAACTGGCTTTTGCCCGCTTTTCATAATGTTTCAGCACTTCGGCGCACAACTCTGCACACGCCTGGCGTTCTACCTCCATCGCCCTGAAGGCATAGGCTTTCATCTGCTCTTTTGTGTAACGCGCTTCGAGGGGGCTTCCGGGGTGTGGCAAACGCGGCGGCTTAATCACGGTTGACCTTTTGGAGAACGACTTGGTAGCCGACGTGAAAGATGGATATTTGCGGAGCGCAAATGTTGATGAACGCATCTATTGCCATCTTTGGCCTAAGAAGCGGTTGCCGAGGGTCGCCCCACAGATAATCATCAAACACCATCAGGCCGCCTTCAACCAACAGTTCCCACGCCATCGTTGCATCCCGAAGTACGTCATGCGCTTCATGGCTACCATCGATATAGATAAAATCCCAGCCATCTTCGGGGCGGTGAAAACGCAGATACCGACTGAGCGCGCTGGATGACTTCTCTCGAATGGTGTAAACGTTGAGCTGCGGAATCTTGGTTTTCCATAACGCCTTAACAATGTTGAGATCGAACCGGCTCTTGACCATATCCATGTCGATCTGACTATGTTCGCGGCCACCTTCCCATGTGTCGATGCAGTAGAGCGAGTCCTCCGGCGTCATCATGTGTTCCATGATCCATACCGCGCTACGACCCTCGAACGAACCGATCTCCATAAACTTCCGCTTGGGCCGCTTGGGGAGGTGCTTCACAAAAATTGGCCACAGCTTCTCGCCATAGATAAACCAGTTCTCCGTAAACTCGTATTCTTCGCTAGGCTTCATTTGATCTCCAGATCCTGTATGCGCTCTGTTAGCACCGCCCCCAGGTCTTTGCCTTTGATAGCCACCATCTGCGCCTCCGGGCAGTCATAGACCACCTTGGCCGCGTCTTTGATGCCTTTGTTGAAACCAGAGGTGTAGGCATCCTTGCCATCCAGAATCATCACAATGGCGTCACGAATAAGCGCCGATGCTTTGCGATCTCGTGCCAACCGTTTAAGCCTGGCGTGATGCTCCGCAGGGATGTAAACGGAATACGGGACTAGCTTTCGTTCCATCGATTAAACTCCGTATAAACAGATTCAAGTCGGATCCGCGCCTCATGGTTGGTCCGCAGATCAACCCTGGACGGAATGCCAAGGAACTCCCTCAACCAGTCCGTAGCTTCCCGCTCTGTTGGCTCCATGATCTGATTGTCTTGGTGCAGGTATTCCCAAAAGCGCGGATCTCGACACAGCATGGCCGCAATCCGAAGAGCGCGCTCGCCGGCGAACTCGTCTTGCCGGTCGATTGGCTGCTCTGTGCCGTTCAAACGCACCATCACAACCTGATAGCGCGACCCCACAAAGTCGCGCAGCAGGTCTTCTGGAATTTCGTCGGGGTGCATGCAGAGCGTCAGCACATACCCCGTCTTATCCTGCTTGAGAGCAACCTTGATTGCTTCAAATTGCAGGGTCTTCAAAATGGCAGCTCCTCGTCCGGCTCTTGGCGCTGCTCAATCGTCCTCGGCTTCGGCGCAGACTTCTCAAACGGCGCCGAGATGTTGACAGACAGGCACTCCTTGTTGGCAATCGTCTTGTGCCATCCTGCGACTTGCAGCTTCACTAGGTTGCCGTGCGTCTTGTCGCACATGTCCTGGAGGAACAGGCGGTCAATGAAAACCTCGCCGCGCATGTCGGGTTGGTTGTCGGCGGTCTTTTTGAAGTTCGGCCACAGCGTGCCGGTGTTGGGTTTGGGGACGTAGTTACTCATGCAAATTTCGCCTTGGTTTGTGTGAACTGGGCCATCAATGACTTGAAGAACACGGCGTCTTGGGCCTTGACCGCATCGAACAGTTGCTTGTTCTTCTTGAAGATCTGCATCACGTCGGCTTCGCTGGTAGCCATATCGAGCGCCAACATGGCCGCGCTTTCTACGGCGGCCTTCCATTCTTCAGCATCGCCTTCAGGCTGCAAGCGAACCTTGATCTGCCACTCGCCTGGCTGCCCATCAATCCGCGCAGGGGGCCGCGGCTTGACCTCCGGCTGCTTGACCTCCGGGGGTGAGGCGTCGATGGCATCCGCTTCAACCACCTCCATGGCCGCCATCCAGAGATAGCGCCGCTGGTAGGACTGAACCGCTCCAAGGTTCTGAATCGGGTGCGCCCCCTTGAGTTGCGCCTCAGACATGGGGCTGCTGATCACCACCTGTTGACCATCCTCGGTGTCTGTGATGGTGAGCGTGGCCATATCATTGTTAAAGGAGACAACACTCGCAAGGCCCAGCTCGTAGAAGATCGCCTGCGTCTGTGGCAGGAAATCCGCCAGCTCGAAGTATTTGTAGCCGGCGAACTTGTTCTCCCCGGACTTCTTCAGCTCTGTGCCCAGCAGCTTCATCCGGGCCTTCATCAGTTTTGTCAGTACGGGCATCACTCACCCCTTTGTTCAAACGCAACGATGTCGGTTTTGGGTTCTGGCTTGACTTTCTTTGGGCGCCCCGGGCCGCGTTTGCCCGCCGGACGAACCACAACTGGCTTCTCAGGCTTGGGTTTCTTAGAGACTTCTAGCTCGATCAGCTTGGCCAAGTAGTGCCGCGCTTTCTGGAGATCCTCTAGCCCGCCCTTTTCCCGGAACCGGCTGACGTACTTGACGACGCATCCTTCCAAGTACCCCAGGCCGTTAGCCGAGATGTAATCCCACGGCTGAATGGCCTTCAGTTTGTAATGCTCGCCACCGATTTGCTGATTGTTTGCTGCCATGACTTACTCCTTGTTTTCAATCCAACCGTCTTGGTAATCACGCCATTGCTGGCAATAGGTGTTCACTGCACAAAAGGTCGCGCAACGAGTTCGCTCCCCGGGCCTGATCTCGACTTCATAGTCTTTGCCTAATGCTTCGGCTGTGCTGATAGCTTCTGCCTCAGACTGATGCAGAGACTTGGCGCGGACGTTGCCCTTCTTGCGGACTGCATAGACCGTGGGCTTCTCCCACATTTCCTCGGGCGTACAGAACGGCAGGGTTTCGCCGGCCTCGATGGCGAACTCACATGCCGAATGCTGGGCGATCCGGTGCAGCACATACGACTCGCGCTCTTCCGGTGCCCACAGTTTGATGGGCAGTTCTTTGACTGGCGCTTCTGGGTATCCCTCGCGGTTGCCAGCCTCCCGGCGGCTCCAGTCACGGATGATGGCCACAATGCCCAGATCCCGGACGGGCAGTTTCTTCTCTCGCTCGATCAGCCAAGCGTAGATGTTGAGCTGCTGCTCCCATTCGATCTTGTCATTCATCACCGCCCAGGCGCTGGTGGTCTTGTAGTCGCGGACA